CTATAGGTATATTATACACCTGTTTTAGCATTCTGTCAAGTATTATCTTATGACAAATTGTCGCACCTATTAAAATAGTTAAAATATAGCTTGACAAAACCCTATATCGTGTGTATAATAGAATCAGGTGCACATTAAAAGGACACACACGAACACTTCGCATATTACATGCACAAGAGGTCATCACTAATCTGCACTTATTTTAGGGAATTCCCTAGGGGTTCCCCAATCTAATAGATTAAAAACAATTGTAATCAACGAGGAGAAGTAAATGGCCGCAATAGGAAAGTCAAAGGCACCTGGAACTAAGAGTGTTCCGAAAAAGGAAAAGAAAGCACCTTTTAAGTTTGATCGTGCTAAACCTAAACGTAAGAAAGAAAAGAAATATGAGACTGGTATTTCTGGATTAGCTAGAGCAAAGAAGGCAATGACTTCTGACAAAGCTTATGCTTTACCATTTGGAGAAACTTTTAGGGCAGCTAAGAAAGCTGGTAAAGGTCAATTTAGATGGAAAGGTAAACAATATACAACTCAAACTAAAGCTGAATTAGAAACAGGCGTTGCAGAAAAAGAAAAATTCGACAGAGAAGCAAAAAGATTAAAAAATCCCCAAGCTAAAAGAAAGAAAAGCTGGCTTAAGACTTTTGGTGAATCCAAGACTTTAAAGGAATTCGCTAAAAAAATGAAAGCCCGTAAATCTTAATTTGAATCAATCAAATTCCAATAACCTCCCCTTTAGGGAACTAATGGAGATTGTAAATGCAAAGCATGGATTCTACTATTCTGCCGACTCAAAAAAGAAATTTGACCGATATACAGGAAAAGTTTCTAGACGCATTGTTCGGGACAGCAAGAGGCGACCCGAAAAAGGCTGGAGAGCTAGCAGGATATTCAGATCATTCGTATCCTAAAGTATTACGTAACTTGAAACAGGAGATTGTCTCTAGAGCAGAGAACTATCTTGCTGTTCATTCGGCCAAAGCTGCAACCAAAATGGTAGATATGTTAGACGAAGATGGCACAACTCCTCATGCTAATATTAGAATAGAAGCAGCAAAACAAATCCTAGACAGAATTGGTATTGTTAAGAAAGATCAGATCGATATCAATATGAAAGCAATGCACGGTATATTTATACTACCTGCAAAAGAAACACCAGAAGATTCAATTGTTACCCCTATTAAGGACTAACTATGGCAAAAGAACCCAAAGATGCACAGGATCTATTAAAAAAACTTAAGGTTGAGCGGAATGCTGCAGCTTTAGTTCTTCATCCAGGAAAGAAAGGAAATAGGAGATTAGATCGCCAGGCTCTTGAAGACAGTATATGGATACCTGAAGAAAAGAAAAAAGAAATTAAAAAAGAATTTAACAAATATAAAATTGACCCCAATAAACCCTCAGAGGATAAATCAAAATCAATAAGTAATCCTGCCAGATTTAAGAATTTAAAATTTGGAAAAGTTTATGGTGGAAAAACAAGAAAAGCCAAGTATACAGTATAATAAAATAATATGTCAGATAAAAAATATTCAAACTTACATCCAGAAGACCTAGCAAAGCTTAAAAAGATTATGAAGGGTAAAACTAATCCTGATTCAAAATATTATAAAAAGAAAGAATCTACTCACCCAGATGCTAAGTATTATAAAAAGAAAAAATCTACTAACCCAGATGCTAAATATTACGAATAAATATTAGGTGGGAGAAAAAATTAAAAGAAAAGCCAGAACAATCCCCTTTGGCTACAAGACTGACGACACAGGGGATTACCTGATTCCAATAGAATCAGAATTAAAAGCTTTAGAAGAAGCAAAGAATTATTTAAAGACGTGTTCATATCGAGAAGTGGCAATATGGTTAAAGAGAAAAACAGGAAGATATATATCCTATGTCGGACTTAGAAAAAGAGTTAAGCGAGATAGCACCTCCGAAACCAAAGAAAATAATCAAGAGGAAAGCCAAAGAGTCAGCTAAACTAGTTTTAGCAAGAACACGAAAGAAAGTTGCAAAGGCAGAACAATCACTTCGTTCAGCAAAACAACATGCCGAACATGTTAAACAGAAATTAAAAAAGGTTAACACGGCACTGGACGGAAAAGACCAGCAACTCATAACCCAGGATGTGATCGATGAAGCTCCTAAGAATATAAAGGAGCACATAAATCAGCAGGAAGTTGTCTTTAAACCTAATACAGGCCCACAGACAGATTTCCTTGCAGCTTCCGAAAGAGAAGTTTTTTATGGGGGAGCAAGAGGTGGAGGCAAGTCCTACGCAATGTTAGTAGATCCTCTACGTTATTGCCACAAGACACATCATCGAGCACTTCTATTAAGAAGGACAATGCCTGAGTTGAGAGATTTGATTACTCATTCTCAACGATTATATAACAGAGCATTTCCAGGAGCTAAATGGAGAGAGCAAGAAAAAGAGTGGAGATTCCCTTCAGGAGCAAAGATAGAGTTCGGGTACGCAGAGAACATGACAGACGCTTTACGTTACCAAGGGCAATCTTACACATGGATAGGCGTAGACGAACTACCACAATATCCTTCGCCAGATATATATAATTTTTTAAGATCATCATTACGTTCAGTTGATCCTAATATACCTGTATACATGAGATCTACAGGAAATCCAGGAAACGTAGGTTCACATTGGGTTCGTGAAATGTTTGTAGACCCTATTACACCTAACACTGCATTTAATATTGATATTAAAACACCTACAGGAGTAAAATATATTACTCGAAGATTTATTCCTGCGAAATTGCAAGATAATCCTTATCTGATGCAAACAGAGGATTACTATGCCATGCTGTCTTCCTTACCAGATGTACAGCGTAAACAATTTTTAGAAGGAGACTGGGATGCATTTGAAGATTCATCATTTCCAGAATTTAGCAAAGATGTCCACGTGGTCGATCCTTTTGAAGTTCCTAGAGGTTGGCAGAAATTTCGTGCTGCAGACTGGGGTTATGCTTCTCCTGCTTGTTGCTTATGGTTTGCTATTGATTATGATAATAATCTTTGGATTTATAGGGAGTTTTACACAAAGAAATTAACAGCGGATGTATTTGCCAGAAAGATTTTACAACTGGAACAAAAGGAATATATTCGATACGGAGTACTTGATGCTAGTACTTGGGCAAAACGTGGTGATATCGGACCGAGTATTGCAGAGACTATGATTCAGGTAGGTTGTAAATGGAGACCTTCTGATCGGACACCAAGAAGTCGTGTAAGTGGAAAACTGGAAATTCATAAAAGATTAAAATTATCGGACACTCCAAAGAAAGATCCAGGACTTAGAGTTTTTTCAACATGTAGAAATTTAATTAGGACACTACCCCTTTTACCCCTTGATGATAATAACCCAGAGGATATTGATACAAATGCAGAAGACCATGCTTATGATGCATTACGGTATGGATGTATGAGTAGACCGTTGCATACAGAATATGCAGCCAGGTTTAATAAAACACCTAGACCTCAATTTCAACCTGTGGATAGAATATTTGGGTATTAATAAAAGTGTCAAAAAAACGAATAAAGAAACTTCCTGAAATTAACCATAAAAATTTTCCCTATGATCTTGTTTTAATAACATGGGAAGATATAGTATCGTGCTCTGAATGGTCATATATTTTAGAAATAAAAAAATCTAAAACAGCTGTTTGTAGCAGTGTCGGGTGGTTGATGGAAAAAAATAATACCACAACAGTTATTATGGCGGATTTAAGTTTTGAAGAAACTAAAGAAATTAAACAGGGGGGATCCTATACAACAATCCCAACTAAAAATATACTATCAATAAAAAAAATAAAATTGTAGAACCAATGTCAAAAAATTATACAAACGAACATCCCAAATATAAAAAACTTTCTGAAACTAAACGTATTAAATTAGCACATCATAAAGGTAATGGAGCTACAAGTAAAGATTTTATGGCAATTTATAATCACTTTATAAGTGTAGGTAATACACCTGCAATAGCTTTTAATAAAGCTGAAGAAGGAAGAATTGTTGGTCCTAGAAAATAGGATTATAAGATAACACAAAAATAGGAGAAACCCATGGCAAGAAAAAAGAAAACAAGAACAGTATCAGATGTCATTGAGGATATTCGAGAGTTGCATGAAAAGGAAGAAGACTTATTAATGGAACTTGAAGATTTAACTGAAGAGTCTGATCTTGATGAAGGAGAATACTAATGGAAACTAAATTTGATCCAAATACTAAAGTTAAGCAAGGAGATCTTGGTTCAGCACCTGATGGCAAACAGCCAAATCAGGAAGCAACTAATATCGACTTTAATAAACATGCACCTGGTAAAGGCAAGTCCAAGAATTACTTAGCATCTGAAGAAGGTTCTTTGTATAAAGGTGGGGAATATGTTACTAAATCAGGATCAGAACATGTTCAAAATCCTTTATTGCAAAAAGCTGATAAAGGAAGTTACTAATGGCTACTAAATATATTACTAAAAAATCTGACAAGAAGGAAGAAAAAATTACACTTCCAAAAGCAAAAGAGTTTAGTAGTTGGATTAAAAAAAAACCAAAAGAATATAGTCCTACAGAAGCTACTGCTCATATGAAAGCTAAAAAAAAGTTCTGGATAAAAAAGAAAAAGAAAGACTACACAAATCAATAAATAATAAGGAGAACAATTATGCCGTATGGATACAAATATCCTGCAGATAATGAAATCTATAAAGGAAAAATTAAAAAGGGAGACCTTTCTAATGTTCCTGATGGAAAACTTTATCGTGAAGGATTGGAAATGGATTCCAATAGAAAAATCAAACAGGGTGACTTAGGAAAAGAAGAAGGAACAAAAAAAAGAGTCAACATGGTTGATAAATCTATTTTTACAAAAGCTGAACAAAGAGATTACTAGTCATGGTTTATAGACCTGATAAGACCATTGGTAATGAACACCAAAAGTTCACTACTATGGATAAGTATAAAGCTAAAGATGTTGTAAAACCAGCATCTATGCAGGTCGCAGAACTTGAAAGAGGATCTACTGCATATAACTCTGCTATTCTAGCTGTTAAAAAACAGGAAATGGATAGGACTGCAGGTATAGAGACAAAATCCACTGAAGAAATTTTAAATGAAATTAAAAAACAAAAAGGTGGACAAAACGTAACACTGTCGGATTTAGAGAATCTTCGATAATGACTAAAACTTATTCTAATGAACATCCTAAGTATAAAAAAAATAACCAAGATAAAAATATTAAAGTTGCTAAAGATATAAAAGTAGTTGTTCCTAAAGTAAAATTTCATGCTGTGGGATCAGAAAAAAAGGACTGGCTAAATCTTAGAAAACAAATTATGGAAGACTTAGATTTCACTATGGGAGAAGCTGGAGAACAAGCCACTGATGAATTAGGTTATCATATACGGGATTTAAAATAAAATGGCTGATATTGATACTGAAAATTTAGATCCATTTGTTGGGTTTATTAGAGCTA